GGTATCTTAAGAATGGCTGAAATATGAAGGCTATGATGATAAGGTCAAAATCCTGAAAGAAGTAAAAGTAAAATTGATGCCGTTTCTTATTAAAATGGAATTCGAGTATAAAAATCAGTAAAAAGTTATCAAAAAGAATAAATAATTGCCGAATAGATAATTTTTAGTAAATTTGATGTATGGCTAAAGCAACAAAGATAAAAGTTTCAGAACTAATCCCGGATGATAAAAACTTCAACACGGGTTCTGAATATGGACAATCACTAATTCAGAAATCATTTGAAAAGTTCGGAGCTGGCAGAAGTATCCTGATAGACAAGAACAATAAGATTATCGCTGGCAATAAATCAACCGAGAATTACGGTGCATTAGGCAATGAAGATGTGATAATCGTTGAAAGCGATGGGAAACAACTGATTGCAGTAAAAAGAACAGACATTGACCTCGATACACCTGAAGGCAGGGAAATGGCACTGGCAGACAATGCTACTGCAAAAGCTAATATAGTTTGGGCGGAAGACGTTATTGCAGAAAATATAGAAGTTGAAGTGGCGGAAAGTTGGGGTGTAGAATTTAACGAAAATAAAAAAAGTAAAATATTAAAAGAAAACTTAGAACCTTTTAAAAAAACACATATTTTGTTATCATTCCATCCAATGAAGATGTTGGAAATACAAAGTTATCTTCAAAAAATTACTGAAATAGAAGGCATAGAATATGAGCAGTCTAACAATTAAGACCAATAATGATTTATCTTTAATAGAAGATAAAATTCAATTAAGGATAGATTCAATCGTAGGATTAAATGAAATAGTTGTATTAGAACTATTTGGCGGAGAAGGTATTTTATGGTCAGAAGTAAAAAAAAGAACTAATAAGGATATAAAAATATTAAGTATAGATGTTAATAAGTACAAAAGGATACAACTTCAAGGCAATAATGAAAAGTTTATAGATAGCTTAGATTTAGAGATATTTAATGTAATAGATATAGATGCTTGGGGAAGTCCTTATAAGCAATTAAATAAAATAATAGCAAAAAAGTATAAAGGAATAGTTCATTGTACATTCATACAGACTATGATGGGAAAATTATCAAATGACTTATTGTTAAACTTAGGCTATTCAGAAAATATGATAAAGAAAATTCCATCTATATTTAATAAAAATGGAATAGATAAGTTTAAGTTGTATTTAGCAAATAAAGGAATAAAAGAAATAAATATAGTCTCAGAAAAAAAGAAAAATTATTTATGGTTTTATTTGCATAATACGTTGTAAATGAGTAACTTGTGGTATTATAAACAAACAAAACTAAAATTTAAAAATTATGGCAGCAATTTATGAACCACAAGGAGCGGCAAGAGAATATTCTCCGTTAGCTTTAAATTATGTAAGAGGATGTGATCATGGATGTGTTTACTGTTATGTACCTAAAATGATGAAGCGTTTTGATGCTGGGTATATCCATTCTAATGTTTACATGAAAGAAGTAGAAAAACTTAAAAAGGAAATAACGCTATCAGCAAAAAAAAATAAAGATTCAGAAAAACAGGTTTTTATGTCTTTTACGACAGACCCGTATTCTCATTTTAATAACGAAACAAAATTTACAAGATGGGTGTTAGAAACTTTGCTTTATTATAATATACCCGTTTCAATTTTAACAAAAGGGGGTAAAAATATATTACAGGATTTGGATGTAATAAAAAAATTTGGCGACAATATTCAAGTTGGTGGTAGTTTAACTTTTACTAATAATGAAGATACGTTAAAGTGGGAAAAAAATAGCTCACTTCCTGAAGAAAGATTCGAAACTTTAAAAATAATACATAAAGCTGGCATAAAAACTTGGGCAAGTATTGAGCCTGTTATAATTCCATCTCAATCTCTAGAAATTATGGAAATTACAAAAGATTATGTAGATACTTATAAAATAGGGAAATTAAACCACTTCAAAAAACACGAAGATAAATTCAATTGGACAGAATTTTTAAATAACTCTATTGATATAATGAGAAAAAACAAAAAACAATTTTATATTAAAAACGATTTGGCAGAATGGTCAAACGAAAAAACATATTTAACGAAAGAAGAAAGAGATATGGATTTCTTGGCTATAAAAAATAGTAGAATTTTACAACATGGCTAAAACAATAATAAAAAAAACAATTTCAGATGCACAACTCAAATCCGAGATGGTTAAGTTGTTTAATAAAGGCAATACGTCAAATACGAACATCTACGAACACTTACGAACAAAGTATAAAATAATGAAACAAAGGTATGTAGCAACATATCACCAAACGCTAAAGGAATGGCAAATAACGCAAGATAAGGCGCAACACGAACAAACCATTGAGAACACAAAAGAAGCCTTAAAAATAGGCTTAAAACCAAAATTAGAACGTCAGCTTGAATTACAAAACATGCTTAGTTCAGAATATCGAGTAGAGGATATTATCGGATGCGATGTGAAAACAGGAAAAGTAGTTAGAGTTATGCGATGTTTAACGCCTACTGAAATAAAGAATATTCATATCGAATTATCTAAAATGGACGGAAGCTATTCACCAGTGAAAACACAAACCGAAATCAGAGACCTACGTCCGCTGTTTCCCGATGATGATGAATTATTAAAAGATACCAATGATTAAAATCACTACGGCATTGAAAATGATTAAGAAACTTAAGAAGCGAAAGCGAATAGTCCAAGGCGGACAAGGAGCATCAAAGACGTTTTCAATTATGATGCTTTTAGTTGATTATGCAGTAAAAAGACCAAACACCACAATCACAGTATTTCAGCATGAACTATCTAAGATGCGTGAAACGGTAATACTTGACTTCTTAACTATCATGCGTAAACTGGAATACTTCAATACAAATGAGTGGATTGGTGGTAAAAAGTACAACTTCCCAAATGGCAGCTTCATTCAGTTTGTCGGACTGGATAAAGAGGATATCGGTAAAGGCTTCCGCCGTGATATTGTTTATTTCAACGAGGCAAATCGTGGAATTAGCTTTAATACTTACCAACAGATTGAATCACGATCTAAAATAGTTTACATTGACTTCAATCCAGACCGTGAATTTTGGGTACACAAAGAAGTGATGACCGGTAATGACTTTGATTTCTTAATCGTTAACTTCACACATAATGAACAACTACCTGATATTGAAAGAAATAACATTTTAGAATATAAACGTAAAGGATTCTTGAATCCTGATATTGCTTCATACGACCAAAAGGATAATATCAAATCCGAATACTGGGCCAACAAATGGCGGGTTTATGGTTGCGGTCAGGTCGGAGTGCTTGAAGGTCAAATTTATAATTGGAATGTTATTGAAAATATTCCGGATGATGCAGAACTGATTAGCTACGGTTTAGACTTTGGTTTTAATGATCCTACAGTATTAGTTGAACTCTACAAATACAATCTTGGATATATTGTCAATCAAAGGCTATGGCGCACACAGATGGATGCTTCAGAATATCCAAAGGTATTTGAATCGTTGAACCTGAATAAAAAGATTACTATTCGTGCGGATGGTGCCAGACCTGAATTGATTACTACTATTAAAAAGCTCGGATTGTCAATCGAAGGTGTTGACAAAGCGCAAAAGAACGACCGGATTTTATTATTGAGCAGCGAAACTATAAGTGTAACACGTCAATCTAAAGAACTTATCCAGGAACAACAGAATTATGTTTGGAAGAAATCCAACGATGGCAGCAATAAAGATGTGCCGATTGAAACCGATGATCACGGTATGGATGCCACTTTATATTCAGCCGACAAGGTAGTAATACGTTTGAAGCGTAAATCTTCAGGACTTAAAGTAATTGATTATGATTAACGAACTGGAAAATATCACCGTTTTGCAGTTCTTTTCATTGCCTATGGATGAACTACTGCAGCAATACAATATATTGAAGATGCTGAAGCAATCCGATAATTTAAAGGATAAAAAAGCGGATAGTATGTTGATGCAACCGTATTCAATGATTGTTAAACTGAAAAAATACTATTCAAATCTTACACCGGAAGCGATGGTGGCAATGGTTAAAATGGTATTCGGTATTAAAAATGAAGTTCAAATGCAGTTCAAAATCGTTGAATACTTTCCGGCTGTAAACTTCATTGTAAATGGATTGGATAAGATTATCGAGTTAGAAGTAAAACGTTTAACATCACAGCCAAAAGAGGAATTAGTGATGGCCGGAGTTGAGAAAATGCAAATGTACGGTGATTTGAATACTATTGACCAGTTGGCGGGTGGTGATATGTTGAAGTGGAGTGAGATTGAAAAGATGCCCTGGCAATATGTATTCACTAAGTTATGCATGGAAAAAGACCGTGCCGATATTCAGGAAAGCTATTCAGAAATTATTAGACTAAAAAATACACCACAAAATGGGAATTAAAAATAACCGTTGC